GAAGCAATAATCGTTTCACTAGACAAGGACTTCTATCAACTTGTGTGTGGGCATTACAACTTCGTTAAGAAGAAACTCTTTTATATTACCAAGGAGGAGGCTGTGTATAATTTCTATATGCAATTCCTAGTAGGTGATACTGCTGACAACATCAAAGGTGTTCATGGCATTGGCCCTAAGAAAGCTGCAAAGCTATTGGAAGGTAAGACTGAGTTAGAAATGTACGACACCTGTGTTGAAGAACTAGGTAGTGAAGAACGTGCTATTGAAAATGGAATACTACTGCACCTACGCAGAGAGGATGATGAGATATGGCAACCGCCAAGACCCGTAACAACGGACGATGGACAGAAGCTAGACACAAGTCTTTCATAATCTCTGCTCTACGTGGAGCGCATAGTAAATGGGGTGTCAAAGCTGATGTTAAGAAATCTGCTAGAGTTTCTACTGGGAGGTACTTATGTGCTGGCTGTGGTACTGTCGGGCCTGCTACTTTACCACCTCTTAGGGGTCAGTCAAGACGTAGGAATAATGCTGCTGTTGATCACATTAACCCTGTTGTCGATCCTTCACAAGGATTCATAGATTGGAATACCTACATCACTCGTATGTTCTTAGAGGAAGATGGGTATCAGATTCTATGTTATGCATGTCATGGAACTAAGACCCGTGATGAGCGAGAAGAACGAACTAAGAGGAAGAAAGTATGACAGACATACTAACTAACATAGCCCTTACATGGTATGTATTAATGGCTGCGCTATTAGTGATGCTGAGTCTGCTACCTCATTTTACACTTAGTGAAGCAGGACTAAGGTGGATAGAGGCTTGTGCAATACTGACAGTAGTTACTGCCACAATACAGATACTACATATTATATGGAGAGCAGCATCATGAGACATCTAATTATACCAGATACTCAGATCAAACCTGATGCTAACTATGACCATATGACATGGGCTGGACACTATGCAGTTAAGATGAAACCTGATGTGATCGTACATCTAGGTGATCATTGGGACATGCCAAGTCTTAGCAGCTATGATGTAGGGACTAAGAGTTTTGAAGGTAGGCGTTACACTAAGGACATTGCAGCAGGTAATGAAGCAATGAAGATGTTCTTAGCACCTATCAAACGAGAACAGTTACGTCTTAAACATGGAAAGAAAAAGCAATGGAATCCTCGCTTAGTATTCTTACTGGGCAACCATGAGTATCGTATTGAACGTGCTGTTGAACACGACTCAAAGCTAGATGGTCTGATTAGTTTTGCTGATCTTGATCTTAAAGGATGGGAAGTGCAAGACTTCTTAGACCCTATCGTCATAGATGGTGTGGCATACTGTCACTACTTTACCTCTGGTGTTATGGGTAGGCCAGTGTCTTCTGCCAAGCTACTGCTACAGAAGAAGTACATGAGTTGTGTCATGGGCCATGTCCAAGATAGAGACATAGCTTATGCACGTAGGGCTGATGGTTTAAATATGACAGGTCTGTTTGCTGGTATCTACTATAAACATGACGAGGCATACCTTAACCCTCAGACTAACGGATCATGGTCTGGTCTATGGGTGTTCAATGATGTACAGGATGGTAGCTTTGATGAGTTGCCTGTATCAATGGCGTATCTACGGAGGACTTATGGCTCTAACTTTGGAAGAGTTGAAAGGTCGCTTGAAGCAGTTGGATGAGGTTATCCTTGTTGATGTACTGCAATTAGAAGCTGAAGATATAGTCAATAGGTTTGAAGATGTTATCAAAAGAAACTTTGTTAGGATAGAGTCTCAGGTGTATGAGTCTAACTGGCAGAAAGCTTTATATGATGAATGGGAGGAAGACTATGATTGAAGAAAAAGATTTTACAAAGATAGAACCTTTGTTTGATATGCGTAAGTTAGCAAGTGAAACTCAAGTTGGAGGTGATCACTACACTAACCTAGCTATACAGCCTATGCAGTATTCTATGGCTAATGAGTTGAATGCTTTGCAGCATACAACAATCAAGTATGTGACTCGTTATCAGGATAAGGGTACGCCACTGCAAGACCTAGCTAAGGCCAAGCACTGTATTGATATGCTGATAGAGTTTGAGTTGGAGGGAAAATGTGGGTAAAGCTAAATCAACATTGGTTGAATATTAACCAAGTAGTATTTATTGATGAGGAAGCTAGGAACATATCACTCACTAGTGGTAGGACAGTACAGGTAACTGAAGCTGCATTGGCTACTATCATGAGAAGTGTTAAGGATCTACCTCCTCTTAAAGAGAAACCTAAACTTAAGAACCTTAAGAAAGAATAGTTTCCTAGGAAACTTTATAGGGGGCAATCAAGCCCCCTTATTTATTACTCCCTTAGACTTTCCATGTAATCGCTTTGCTTCCTTTCCTCATCCTTCTCCTTACCACCTAACATCCAATCATAAATAATCCTTCCTACAACTGGGAATGTTTTGATTAAGTTAACAGGTTGCTCACTCTCCCCTATTGGTACACCATTATAATATCTAGCAGTGTCTTGAATAGCAGCCTGTAAAGGTGCTACTGAGGGAGTTACTAAATCACCTACAACAGAACTAAAATCTCCTTTAGAAATATCACCAATAGCAAACTTACTTAAGAACATCATTGATAGTAGGTTGTCTTTGACCTTCTCAGGAATCTCCTCAATATCAAATGATCCACCAGCCATAACCTCCTTAGCTTCATCGACTGTGCCACCAGCAACACCTATCATAGCAGCGTACTTAGTTAAAGCGAGAGCAGCACCCTTCTTGTCACCAGCCTTACCTCTTTTAATTACATCGTTATGTAAAAGAGTTAACTGCTTAAGAGCAAATGATTTTAGTGCAAAGAATATTCTACCATTAGGCATATCTAAATACATCTTAGGCATTTCAAGAAGAGATACAGGCTGTGTATCGGATAGTTCATGGAACCTGTATAAGCTAGTTAACTCATCATCAGTACCATTCTTTAAACTTGTAACTAAATTATCAAAGTCATTACCATACGCCTCACCATACTTCTTTCTAAGAATAGCAACCCCTTTAGGAGAGGAGGCTAACTTAGTTCCCTTAATCCTAGAGGCTTCAAGTAGTGTACGCTTACCAAACCTATCAACAGCACGAAACATACTCAGCTTAAGCACTGAGTTAAGTAACTTAGCAGTGCCTTGGCTGGTTGCCATTTCTGCTGACACAGTATCTGCAAGACCTGTCTTTTCAAGTATGTTACTCCTTACAGACAAAGCCCCTTTGATAGTAGGCATTACCCCGTGGAGGTAAGCTGATGTACCTAAGTCTTTTATCTGAGTAGCTGCTGATCTTAGCTGTCCTAGTGTAGCCATGTAACCTATGTCTTTAATAGCAGCTAGAGTAGACCCCATAGCCTGTTCACCAGTAGTAAACCTAGACCGAACTAACTCTTTAATATCATCCACCTGTGAACTGCTAATCCTTCCTCGCTTTCTTTCCTCACCAATAACTTTATACAACTCAGCAGCATCGTCACCTTTCTTCTGTATAAGACCTTTACCTAATAGTTCAGTCTTACCAAAAGCCCTAGTTGAAGACTCAACATACGATAGTAGAGAAGTAGCTGGATCCTCATAGTATTTCATTAACTCTGGTGGAACTTTATCAACAGTACGTTTAGCCTTAGCACCACCTACAGCTTTAGGATAGTAAGCTATGTTAACTGACTTTGATACAGCATTGCTCATACCTCTTTGAGAAAGTTCCTGCACAGTCTTAACACCTTCTTTCTCAATTGCATCATCAATGTGTTTCTGTAAACTTGATGCTGCTGTTGTACTCTTTCTTCCTAAAGCAGCACGTAGCCCATCTAAATCTTTTACCTTACGAGGGAAGTAATTAATGAGAGGCTTATAGGTACTTCCCACTATTTTCTTAAACTTTAGACCATCAGCAGCCATCATCTTACTAAGTTTTTTTAACTCAGCCTGACCACCTTTAGTCATTAGATCACTAGCAGCTTTAAACTTCCTATTCATTAAGTGATTATGTATAGGCTCTAACTCTTTCTTACTATACCCTTGTAATGATTTTATAAAAGGTTCAATGTATTCTTTCTTTCTTGTAGATACCTCTATAGCTTGCTTCTCTTCAAACTTTCTAAGAACTTGAAAAATTTTAGGGGAGTGTTCTTTTATACGAGAAGAGATACCTTCAAACAAATTACTTACAGCCTTGACCTTATTCCCTGTTTCTTTTAATACAACATCTTCTACTGACCCTTCTTTAGGTATACGTACTTTTCTACCAGACATTTGTGCTGCCTTAAGAACATCATCATCAGTAAGTCCTGTACGTTCAAGAGCAATTTTATAAGCCTCGTCTTCTTTAGCACCGATAGAGATATGATGGCGAACATAAGTATCCATATCATCTATTACTTTGTTTGCACTCTTTACAGCAATCTTTTCAGTTATCTTTCCACCTACTTTATTGAACACATACCCACCAACAGGGGCTAGTACAGCACCACCTACAGCATGTAGTCCTGCCTCTAGTGGGTCAACAGAACCCTTGTTAAGCATTTGATCTGTAGCTGAGTAAGTGCCTCCTATAGCACCGCCAATAGCAGCCATGCCTTTATAGGTAGCACCTACAGGTAGAGCAGTAGTAGGATCTGCTAACATACCTACAATATTACCAAACGTACTACCTTCAACATTACCATACTCTGCTTGTATACGTGCTGCTCTTTCATCTGTTATCATCTTACGTCTTTCATCAAAAGAAGCATCAGCAAATCCTTCACCATATATTTCTTCTGTTGATTTATAACCTAGACCAT